CTGACGAATATTATACGGAAATCGACAAAAGAATTAGGTTGGAATTTCCGCATAAATTTGATAAACCTATGGACAAATCGGTTAGTAAACCTACACAAACCGTTGCCTCTGCAACGCGTAGTTCAAAGACTAGTCGTAAATCAGTGAGACTCACATCATCTCAAGTAGCAATTGCTAAAAAATTAGGTGTGCCACTAGAAGAATATGCGAAACAACTTATGAACACGAAGGAGGTATAGGCATATGAAAAAAGAACAACCAACTCGTGCGAGCCAAGCAAAGAAAAGTGATTCGACAAAAGTTGAAGCACAGGCAAAAACGGTAGCTCCACAAGAGAGACCGAAAGTTTGGACTCCACCATCGTACTTAGATACGCCCAACGCGCCAAATGGATATAGACACAGATGGGTCAGGACAGAAATCCTAGGATTCGTTGATACGAAAAACATACAAGGACGCTTAAGATCCGGGTATGAGTTAGTAAGATCAGATGAATATCCCGAAGAGGACTTTCCAACTATCGCAGATGGCAAATACGCAGGGGTGATCGGGCACGGAGGCCTTGTGCTGACAAGGGTACCAGAGGAGATCGCGCAGCAAAGAACTGAATACTATGCCAGACAGGCACAGGATCAGCAGGCTGCAATAGATGCCGATCTTGCGAAGGAACAGCATAAGAGTATGCCTATCAATGTTGATAGAGATACTCGTGTAACCTTCGGTGGTTCAAAGAAAAGTTAATTTTTTAACAATTCCGAAACCAGCGAATTAACCGTACTGGAGGCCCGAAAGGGCAGGTACATTTAAGGAGAAACGTATGGCTAACGCGTCAACAACTGGGTTCGGTTTTAGACCCATTAAAAAAGTTGGTCAGTCTGACAATGTCGGTGCTCTTACAGAGTACAGCGTTGCAGCTTCTTCTGCTTTAATTTCGCACGCAGCAATGGTGCAATTAACTGCAAATGGAGTTGTTCTCGCTTCAGGTAACACAGATGCAAACAATCTGGGTTCACTGAACGGCGTTTTCTACACTGACGCTACAACTAGTAAACCAACGTTCAGCAACTATTCACCAGCAAGTAACACTGCTACTGATATCGTTGCTTTCGTAAATGACGACCCAAGACAGGTTTATGAAATCATGTCTGCGGACACTGCATTCAACCAAAATGAAGTTGGTGGATGTGCTGACCAAGTCGTAAGTGCTGGATCGTCACCACTGTTTATTTCGAAATCAAAAATTTCGGCTACAACAAGTGCGTCTATCGCTCAACTTAAAATCCTAGGTGTTTCTAGAGATCCTGATCATTCAGATACTACTGCTGAGGGCTTTGCTCTTAGAATTATTATCAATGAGCACATTCTTGGAAACAACGTGGCGGGTATATAAGGAGTATTAAATTATGGCTATATCACGTAATCAACTAGTTAAAGAACTAGAGCCAGGTTTGAATGCCTTATTCGGCCTGGAGTATAAACAGTATGAACAAGAACATGCTGAAATATACACAACTGAGTCATCTGACAGAGCTTTTGAAGAAGAAGTTATGTTATCAGGTTTCGCTCAAGCACAAGTTAAACCAGAAGGTTCTGGTGTAACTTACGACAGTGCTCAAGAAACTTTCACAGCTAGATACACACACGAGACAATTGCTCTTGGGTTTGCTATCACTGAGGAAGCTATTGAGGACAATTTGTATGACAGACTTGCGTCTAGATATACAAAAGCTTTAGCAAGATCTATGGCTCAAACTAAACAAGTTAAAGCAGCTGCACCGTTAAACAATGGTTTACCAGGTTTAACATTCACTTCAGGTGATGGTGTATCTCTTTTCAACACAGCTCACCCAACTATTTCTGGAACTTTCAGTAATACATTGGCAACAGCTGCGGACTTAAACGAAACTTCATTAGAGCAATCAATGATTGACATTGCTGCGCTTACTGATGAAAGAGGTTTAAAGATCGCTGCGAAAGCTGTGAAGATGATCATTCCATCTGCACTACAATTCACTGCTGAAAGACTTATGAAGTCTTCACAAAGAGTTGGAACTGCTGATAATGATATTAACGCACTTGTATCTATGGGAATGGTTCCTGGTGGATACACAGTTAACCACTATTTAACTGACACAGATGCGTTCTATATCACTACAGACGTGCCTAACGGAATGAAGCATATGGAAAGAGCTCCATTGACTACTAAAATGGAAGGCGATTTCGATACTGGAAACGTAAGATACAAAGCTAGAGAAAGATACGTATTTGGCGTATCAGACCCTAGAGGTATTTTTGCATCACCAGGTGCTTAATCAATAATTTTGTGGCGGGACATAGTTCCGCCACAATCACTATATAGAAAGACAAAACCATGAAAAAATTCCTTGTAAACATATACGCATACGATCATCACGCTAGATTTGAAGTAGAATCTAATGATGACGCAGTTTCCTTAGAACAATCAATAGTTGACAAACTGGGAGAAAACAGTATAGTTTGGGAATCATCGGGAATGTTTTCGGACAGACCTTATCGAATAACTTATGAGGAAGTTAGTAATGATACAAGACCTATACAAAGCAAAAAGGTCCTTGGAGTTGAAGTGGGAACAGGAGCATCTATCTAACGGTAGATATACTCTTGAAATGGTCAGAATTGATGACAAAGTTAAGCAGATCATCACTGATATTAAGCTGGAAGAAGCAGCTATTGCTCACAAGCAAAACACTGTAGAAGGTGTTACTCCACAAGTTTCTGTAGCTACTTAGTCAAAAGCTACATCGCTGAAATGCACAAATACCGTAGGCTCTCTTGCGCTCTACTCAAATCTAGTATATAAAAAACCTACTATACAATTATTAAAAGATCG